TCAGAAAGTCTTTTCTTAGGACGACCACGACCACGTTTTACTTCTGGTTCTGGTTGATCGTCATAATCACGCTCATGTTTTACACCAGTTTTAGTCTTGGTAATTTTACCATGAGTAGTTTTACCTTCTTTTGCTTTCAGACTTTTCTCACCATCAGCGACAGTTGGAAATGCCTCATCAATCTGTTCTTCTTCCTTTAACTTACCAGCCATTTTAGCAGCACGTAAACGAGAACCCCAAACTTCATCTTTTGGCGATTCGATTTTACCATCTTGGTCATAATCTTTATCTGCTTTCTTTTTAGTTTCATATAATGCTTTAATTGCAGCATCTCTAAAAGTTGTCATTTGTTTCTCCTCATTTGTTTTTTTGGATTTGTTTTTATCTGTTACGTCAAGTTCCTTAACATCTTGTTCAAAGTCTTGCTTTGGCTCTTTCGCTTGTTTAACTGCTCTATTGATGTCATCATCTGGAGCGGTTGTGTCTTTGTCAGTAGATGTATTGTTATCGGTATCTTTTGCTAACTCTTTATGTCTTTCCATATCTTGTTGTTTTCTCATAGCACTTGAGATAACATCTCTTTTTGCTGACTGTGAATCTTCACTATCTTTAGCACTAGGCGATGACATAACAGTTGTTCTTTGAGCAGATTGAACTCTATTAGCCGCATCAACTTTGTCTTGATTTGGATTTGTTGCTGGTTTTGGTTGACTAGATGAATTAGGATATGATTTCTTCTCATAATACTTCAAACCAAGTCTTTGTTTTTCTGTTGATGGTCTGTCTTGTGATGCATTTTGAGCAGTTCTTAGAACGTTACTAGCATTTCTCATAACAGTTCCAGATTGTGTAACAGCTTCAGCAACAGCTGGTTTTTTTCTAGTTATTGGACCACTAATTTCTCTATTACTCACTCTCTTATAATCCGGCATATATGGAATAGATTTTGGTTCTTCTGGTGACTTTCCAAAAGAATGAGCAACATCATTTGCTTTTTTAGTTGCTTCAATATTTTTAAGATTAGTGTTTATCATATCCAACATCTTAGGATCCTTAGCATTAAAATTTCTAGGATCGTTTATATCGTTTGGATCTGGTTTTTTACTTAAAACGTTTTTAACCGCTTCAGCAACACTTAATGTTTTTTTGTCTGTGAATGACATTCGTTATCCTTAATTTTGTACTAACAGCAAATCAAATGCTGCCGTATATCTTCCGTTATTACTTCTTGTCGTTATTCTTACGTCAATATCAGATTTTTCTGGTATCGGAATTGGAAACGAAAAATCATATATGTACTGTCCACCAGATCCAGATACTTCAAATGAGTGTCCAATTCTAAAACTACTTTGACCAAAATAACGCACAAACATATTACCCGTTCCATCTGCTGATGATTGTGCTGAACATGTACCTTTATAAAGGTATCCAGTGTATCCTGCTGGTACAGTATAAACCGCCATTAATGTCTGACCATAACCAGCAGAAATAACTGCAACATCAGTTGTGTTTCTCTGTATTGATATTTGTCCAACATTTGTTTCACCATCAGAAACAAATGATCTAAACACTCTAATAAAAGAATTTGACGAATTGTTATTTGTTTGTGACGCTAATACTATTGTTTCAGAAATTTGATTATAATTTTCATCTAATCCAACTATCGTAACACTTTTTCCTACATCTGAAGCACTTGAAGAATCAATATTTACAATTCCAGCAGTTGCCCATGCTGACCATGGATATACAGTATCGTTCTTATCCCAAATTGTACCAGTTGTGTTTGTTGCTAGTGAAGGAACAGCACCAAACTTATGAATAAAACTGGCACCTTTAACCATTCCTCGGCTAACTTTAATTTTTTCATCTTCAAGATATGATACTAATGCCATTTAACAATCCCACGCTCTACGTGACCAATAATTTGCAGAAGATTTATCACTTGTTCCTTTTATACCACCTGATCTTGCACAGTATGATTTCTTACGTGCAGGTTGATCTTTCTTAATCGAAAGAGTCTTATCACCAAAGTTCACTTTCTTTGCTTTGCCATCACCATCTGGATCAACGTAAACTTTAGATTTCTTTACGTCACCAGCCATTGGCTTATTCAGTGGTACTTCTTTACCTTGATAAGTTGCTTCTTGTATGTGTTGTTTGAAAGTTTTCATTAACAGTTCCACTTTCTTAGTGCTTTGTTAATACGTGAATCTGGATCTCTCGCTGTCTTTGCAGAAGTTAATCTACGCTTCATACCACCCATTCTAGCACAGAATGACTTACGACGATTTGCTGCTTTAGAACCTTTTTTCAGTTTACTAGGTTTTGTTGTTACAGCCATCGATAGTTTTGAACCAGGATTCTCACGACGATATGATTCGATACCTTTACGATTCAAACCACCAGATTCAGACTTACCTTCTTTACGCTGCCATGCAGCAACTTCTTCTAACTGTTTTAATTGTTCATCTGTAAGTGGACCATCATCTTCTTCATACTGTTCGATATTTAATGTCTTAGGATATCCTTTTTCTCCTGGTTTCTTAGGAGGTAATCCTTTTTTTCTGCGAGCATGAATATTATCCCACAGGCCTCTTTTTTCTTCCAGTTGTTCATCTTCTTCTTTCACACATGAACCTTGTGAATATGGTTTTTTACCTTTTACAGGTTTATATCCTGTCCAGCAACGACCAGCTTCTTCCAATTCTTGTACGAAAGATTTTAGATTTTTCATCCTCTTGTCCCCTGAACGGCATTCCAACCTTGTTTTTTATAAATTTTTCTAAATGCGCTAGAAACTGATCTAATAGCACCAGAACGAACGTTTCTCACTCTTATAAGTTTTTCATCAAGTTGTTCTTCTTCTTTTAGTTTTTTATTTACTGGACCTTCATCAGGACTAGGAACTTTTGCAGAAGGACTAGGAACATTTCTTTCTTGTCTCTCTGTTTCTTTGCGATTCCATTCTTTAGCACGATCGGTTCTTTTTTGATCTGCTCTTACCTGATCTTGACTAACACCAGTTGCTGGACCTAATTCTGGATATTGAGACATTGGTCCTTCTTGTAAATATGCTTTAAAGTTTTTCATACGTAGTTTCTCTTTTTAAATGTAGTTAATGAGATACCTTTTTTTCTTAACTCATCTTCTTTTTGATCGCCAATAGATGCTGTTGTTTCATCACCAGTCAATTCTTCCAATGGTTTTTTCAACGACTTATTACGAATCGAACCACGCATCATATTTTCACCAGATGTTGCCATCGATAAACCAGGTTCAATACCTTTATCAATAGACTCTGTTATTTCTTCGTTTTCTTTCCTTGTGATTGATTCTTTGAAGGAGAGCGTGCTTTTGCGTTCTGCATTGCTTTGCTCACTGGTTTCTCTTCCTTCACTTCCTCCACTACTGGTTGATTCAGTAAGGATGGTGCTTCGAGAGGATGTTTCTTGTCCTCCGTTGTGTCCACTTTCGCTGCGAATAAATTTTTCAAAAACGTGATAATCATTCTGATTCTCCTCTAATAAAACTGCATATCCTCTACTATAAGGAACTACTTTACCACCTTTAATATGAGCTTCTTTCGCAGCAGCTCCTCTAATCATAAAGATGCGTACATTTCCTTTACTATCCTTCAGATAGTTTTTATGATTCTCATTTAGATTTATATCATCCATATCTGTTCCAAGTGTGAGCATTTGAAAAGCATCATCACCTGATAACTCATATCCTTCAGTAATTCTTTTCTTAACCGCTGGTTTTTTAACTTGTTTTGCAACAGCTCTAGATTTTGCAGCTTCTTGTTTTTGTATAAAATCTGTTTTTCTTCTTCTAGTATCTCCTTCAGTACCAATAACTTTCATCGAACTAGCCATTGGTTGAGAGTTCCATTTAGAGTCTAACTTCATTATATGAACTCCTTCAGGATTATCATGTGTATGAGCAAAAATGTTCATACCATACTCTCCTGCAGGTGAAGCAGATATATGTGTAGCTTGACGTAATATTTTTACCCGAGGATTATCGTATGAAAAATGACCATGGGCTGTGTATGGATTTTTATTAGATCCATCTCCTGCTCCAGAAACTGTAATAAATGGAACTACAGGATGTGAACTTCCTTTTTCTCTAAAATGATGATCTAAAAGATGTTGCCTAACTCTTTCAACTCCTTCTGAATTACTCGGATCTGAACCATGATGATTAATCCAATCATGTAGTTGATCTCTAACATTGCTTTTAAGTTGACTTCCATACCATTCAGCATCATCTTCTACTGTTCCACCTTTTACAAACTTAGATTTTTTTTCACCTTTTCTTATAAATTCTTTTCTACCGCCATCTCCTTTTTCAGATGATAGTGGTAAATGAGATATTCCATGAACATCAGCAAAATGTTCCATACCACCAACAAAATCATCATGTATTTTTGGTTCTTTAATATTATCTGAAATTCCACTAACTGCTCTATTTGAAAATCTTTCTCCACCCTCTTCCGTACTTTTTGCATTTGATTTTGCAGAGACTCCTGGAAACATATCTGGTTTTCCTTTTTGACCAGGTAATCTTCCAATAACATCAGAAGTGTTTTCTTTACTATCAATAGATTCGTCACCAGTTAATTTAGAAACTGCATTAGATCCGGCACTGACTGCGAAATGTGTTGCTTTTCTCAAATCAAGTGGTCCACCATGTTCAGCTGGTCTGTTTCTAAAAGTTTCAAAAGCTTGTTTAGCCATTTTTTTAGCACGTTCCCATTGATGATTATGCTCTTCTGGCGATATTTTCTTTTTTGAAGTCAAATATTTTTTCTCGGCAGCTTTTTTATCCGACTCTGTAAATCCTGGAGTTGTTGATAGTCCAGTTCTAGGATTATACTCTCCACCGTGACCAGCTAAAACACCCATTTCATGAGCTAAAAGATACTCATTAACATTCGAACGATGTGTTGAAGCTTTGTTTGCTTCTTGAGTTGCAGTTGATGCTTTTTTTTCTAAAAGGATATTATTGTTTATTAATCTCATATCCTTTTCCTTTCAACATTTGAATTATACCATTTGGATGATCAGAGCTTATAGATCCCATGAATTTTCCATCAGGAGAGTAAATTTTATAAGAATAATCATCATCTTTACTTTTTTTTAAAATAAGTTTATGATCTGCGGTATGATGTGAAAAAGATTTATTGTGTAAATCTTCAATATGTTGTTTTAAGTTTTTCATAGATGTTCTTCTCTATAATCGATCGGATAAGGAACTTTTTTATCCACACTTTGTTTAGAGTTTGATTTTGGTTTTGATTTAACAGGAGATGAAGTAGTTTTCTTTCCTTCTTCTTTAGTCTTTAAGAATTTATTCATATCAACCAGTCTATCATGAACTGATCGATGTGTAACTTTTCCATCTTTACCATATCTTCCGTGACCATAATAATCTAATCCCATTTCTCTTGACTTCTCTGCTGCCTTAGAGTCTTTATGTGGCATTGAAGCATTTGGATCAGACAATGGCTGAGTATCTTTCTTCTGCAATTCACTAGCAACCCAGTCTTTAGATGCGTTGTTCTTTGGAGGTGTTGCAACAAACTTTTTAATTCTTTTATGAATGTCTAACAGTTCTTTTTCTTTAGCTTCTTTTGTTACATCATCTGCTTTAGTTAGATCATCAGAATTGTCATATTCAATATAATTATCTTTAAATAATTCTGCAAACTTTGATCTTGCCGCTTGTGCAGAATCCCATTTCTTTTTACGAATTTCTTCTGGTACTGTACGACCACCACGTTGACCACGTTCTACATTTCTTTGTTTAGATACTTCATCAGCAGTATTAACCATGAGCATATGAGTATCATATCCCATCGATTCAAGTTTACCTTTCATGTGAGATATTTCATCAACATCAGATCCAGTACCATTAATAATTAAACCATTACGTCCTTCAATTGCTAAACGATGACGTAACTCTGCAACATTTTTTGCTTTATCACGAATTACATTACGTCTTTTCTCTTGGTGCTTTGGCATAGTCTTATCAAGTTTTTCTTTATCCATCAGATATTCAAGTGCTTTATCTGAATTGATTTCAGTCATGCCATGTCCACGTAATGTTCTGTCCATAACATAATCTTTACCAGAACCTGGGCCACCTGCTAAGAATACTGCTTTGAAAATACCTTTATCGTGTACACCTTCGTTTAATAACATTTCAAAACCAAGATCAATATCTTCTCTGATACCCATACCTTTACGAACATCATTGAACATTTGTTTGGCATGTTCATCTTTCATTGTAGATGGAACACCACGTTTGAATCCTTTGTAATCATTCTTTGATGCAAATGATCGCATCTTTGATGCTGAGATTCCTGTAACACCTTCTGCATCTGGATCACGATCACCAGCGGAATGTACTTCTATATTTTTAAAATTATACAGAGCACCTTTGTGTACTCCATTGTATTTGTGTAATAGATTGCGAAACTCATCTACACGATCAGAACCACCAACCATATGCAAATGAGTTACACCTTGTTGATGTAACAGTTCTGCTTGTTTTAAAAAATTGGGATGTTCTCTGGTAGATACGGAGAAGTTTGTACCTGGAAACGCACGTTTAGCGTGACGTAGTTTTTGTGTTCCACTAAGAGGATTCTTATCTGGATCCGTGGAATGTGATAAGACTATATGATGAGAACCGCCGACCCTATCAGCTATTCGCTTGACAGTATCGACCAGTTTCTGATGACCATTTGTAATAGGATTCATGCGTCCAAATGCAAGGACCGCATGGTTTTCCACACTTTCTTTTAGGAAGTCTTTAAAATTCATTATTCTCCGCCTCTACAGCAGTTTGACTTCCTATTTAGTATTTTTTAATCGTACTCCCACTGTCCGTTGGACGCAACCTGACCTTTACAGTGAACTTTGTCAAATTCTATCAGATATTCTTTGGGAATATTAACAAAATGTGCGTGTTCTGTGTCCACAAACTGTAACATTTGATAGTTGTTTCGTAGAACATTCATATAGTTGTCTATTAGTGAAGGACACAGTGAATACAGTCTGGTTACAAACAAATCACTGGTAATTTTCGGATCTGGCATCCATGACGGAATGCGTTTCTTAAACACATATTTACCAAATAGTCCATCATATTCTTCAATATCAAATCCTTCGTCAAGTTCTAGTCTACCACTAATCTTAAATATACGATTGACAGATTGCATTGCTTGTTGTAGATTAGGATCAATCTTCAACTTCAACATTACATGATAGAGTAGTGCAGTTTCGGCTTCACTCTTTCTTCCTGCTTGACTCAACATAATAACATCTTCATTATACTTTTCATGCATCTTCATAAAATAATTTACAGACTTAGATATTGCAAGAAACTCCATTGCAGGAACTTCACGCACAGATGCATCGGCAAAAACAATATATGCATTAGGACATTTCTTTCTAATTGAAATCAATGTCTGCATTGTTTGATCAAATCGTTCTTTGTCACTGAATACGCCTATAGATGGACGTAGTGCTGATGTTACAATAAACAGTGGTCTATTTGGTATTAGAGATACTTCCATACTTCATCCTTATCACGTTCTACATTAATTGCGGTTGCTCTTGGATATGGGTTTGCTTCATTAAAATCATTGATTAATATTCTCGCAGAGTTCTGTAATCCAATCACAAGTTCATAGTTTCTAAATCCTAATGATGTTAATACATTGTGTGTTTGTCTTTCAAGTTCTTTTGGTCTTGCAGTTGTGAACACAAACTGAGCACCTTTTCTTTGTAACTGTAACAATCGTTCGACAGTTTTTGCCATTGGTTTGATTGGACTATAGAAACTATTACCACCAACTCTACCTTGTGATTCAATAATAGTTCCATCAATGTCACAAAAGATTACTGGTTTGTCGTTATATTCATACCAATCTTCTTGTGTTCCAACATCTGTATAATTTCTAACATTCACACTGGTAAATATTTCACGATAATTCAATTGATGTGCAATAACATCCGACACATATATTTCACGACTTTCTTCTGTTATCTTCTCAAAAGAATTACAGTAAGATTTCACAGATTCAAATCCATAACCACCAACACAAAATGTATCAGATACAACTTTCTTCTCTATAATATCTGTTATGATGTTCTGTTCGTTTTTTATTACAAAACTCTTTGAACCTAGTTTCTTTAATACTTCATGATCGGCAATATTTGATGTGCAAACAAAGTTGCCTGATTTAGGTATGTCGAAATCAAAAAAACTATCACAGTCTTTAACAAACAGTTTTGCATTCTCATCAATGTTTGCTTTTTGAATGATATTATAAACTGTATCTGCTGGACCTTCTGTAAGTCCGTCAATAATTACGACTCTAACTCTAGGACCAAACTCATGTAATAGAAACGCAAGTGCATTATGTTCATCATCGTGTTTCTTCAGTATGCCAATTGTTATATTATGATCTGTTTTAATCCAAGGTTCTAAAGCCTTTTGTATCATCATCTTGTGATCATAATCATACAACAGATACTTTGGTTTAGTATTGGGAAATCTGGTAGATAAACCAGCAGCAGGAACAATTATTTCCATAATCTATTAATCTCTTTCAAAATAAATTTACGATTACTATCATTCTTTTCTGTGTGACGATAGACACGTAACAACATCAATATCAACAAATAATCATCTTTTGTTTGTGGAAAACTAGCAAAAATCTTTTCTTGTAGATTCTGTAATTTAACATCCAATCTCAGATTAGTTTCACGCAAGAACCATTTACATTCTAAATCTTGTCGCAGTTTAGCTAGATCAAATATGTAAGAATCATATTCAATCGTAACAGGATCAATCAATACGAATCCTTCTCGTTCATCGTATATGATATTTTCTAATGTAAAGTCACCATGATAATTTGTTCTAGGCAATTCTTTAGGCAACTTATTGATTAATTCTTGTTTCTTAAATGGAAGATCATCACATGAATCTACAAAATCTAGTTTTTGATGATATACACCAGTATAGTCAAATAACTCAGAACTAGAACTTAGTGAGTCTATCATTTTTATGATAAAATTTGATAGTCTGTCAATATTTTCTCTGATTAAATATTCTTTCATATCTAATCCATGAATGTATTCCATGAACATCCATGTTTCGCCATCAGTATCATAAATGAACGGAACAGGATACATCTCTCTATACAGAGCAGACATTCGTTCAACATTTCTTTTTACATCACCAACTTTCTCAACATACAGAATTTTGTGATTATCAATCAGAGTTACTTTATTACCAGAATGTCCTTTTAGTTCTTTGATTACTCGCTTAGGTGGAAGTCCATCGTTCATAATCATCTCTAATCAAAGAATGCCATGTTCCATTGTGTATACCTGGTGGAAATGGATTGTTCATGTTGACATATACTAAGTTTTCTCCAACAAGATTATTTTCACGTAGATTAGCTTGCATAAGATTTTCACCAATGTATACTGCACCAAGATCCTCATAGTAATGATTCATTTTCATAAAAGTTGACATGTACTTTAACATGTTTTCAAACGATGAAAATGCAAACTGATCGTTGCCAAAGTCACGTTCCGGAACCATACGACAGTTTGGAATGTATAATTTTGAGTTATCTAATTCTGCAAATGGAATTTTCACATTCAACGCATAATCACTTCTTGAACGTATTACCCAATCATATTTCTCATGTGTAGTAAACACATGTTTTGCCAATAATTCTGAACAGAGATTCATGGATTCCAACATTGCATGAGTAAAACGTGGCGGAAACTTTTCACGATTCGGAGTTCTGGTATAATGATCATCTATCTTTTTACCAAATTCTGTACTATAAGGTGCGTCCATTCTAAAATTCTTTACTACATCACCATATAATTTTCGATACTCTGTAAATTCATTGAACGTCCAAGTATGAATGAATACATCTACATCATAGTGATCTAGTAGATTCTTCTTGTAATACTCATAACCTTGTTCAAATGATCTGGCTTGACCAGACAGACACAGTGCAATTTTCATCGTTTTATACTCACATTCAGATCAGTCATTTTTACTGGTACTTTATTAATCCACAAATGACGTAACAACATCATATGTGGACAGTATCTTTCATACTTATGGATACGAATGTTTTCATCTCCATATTGTTTCACATTTCTCAACCAATCTTCAAATTCTGGTTCAAATTGTGTTGAATGCAATCTTTCATAATCATCATATAAAAAGTAATATGGTGCATATTCTGTTGGAATGATTGCGAATATATCTGATATGAGATTATATGATTCTTCTGTAGGAGTCAGAATTGAATCTGGTTGTTGTATTATAGTCCAGTTTGGCAAAACATCTATATCATATCTACAATAGAATATGTTATCATAATCTTGATTGACTAATGAATATGCCTGTTTTCTGGCAAAGTTCATTGATGCGTTTGCTGCGACTTTATCATTCGGTGCATTCTTTGGATTAGTTGCACGAACTCGTCTTTCTATTTCATCAAATATATCTTTGTATGCAGAGTATTTCTCAAAACGATAGTTGACTGGTTTTAAATGATCCAATACAAATCGTTTTTCTTCTACATCATCACTCCAAAGAAATGCGTAAACATCAAGTTTATTAATCTCAATAAACTGTTTCATTTTTTGAACAGTATCACGGAATGTTCGGAACTGTCCTGATATCACCATGCAATTTTTCATTTTATCCAGAACCATGTATCGCAGTCACCCTGCCAAATTTTCTTGTCTTGTTTTGCAATAAACTCATCTACAGCACGATTTACACCTTCAATCGTCTTATAATCATGACCAGCAAAGATTGCACCATCTTTTAACTTAGAGTAATAATTATTACAGTCTTTTGTAAGTTGTTCGTAAGTATGCAATCCGTCAATGAATATTAAATCAAAGAACTTATCTTCAAACTGATCTACTGCATCATCTGACGTTGCACGAATCAACTTAAATCTATCACCATATGGTGCAAATCGTTCTACAACTTTCTGATATAGTTCTTGACGATTGTTCAGTACATTACCATTCCAATCAACATAATCATCATATGGATCAATCGCATACAAAGTTAAACCTGGATTGCAGTCTAACAACAACTGAGAACTATCACCAATATCACAACCAATTTCCAATACAACTGGATTTGGCATTTGTTTCATAAACTGAACAAAGTGATATGCTGCAGGTTTGAATTCTTGTATTCGTTGTACTTGATCTGGATTAGGTTGTCCAAATGCTTGTTGAACTGTGTCGATTGTAAAAATATCACTCATACTTTGCCTCTATTATCTTTCTCCATTCAGGAACTCTATCATATTGATGAACGATTGAGTATGGTTGTTCTGATTTATTTGTGACTACTTTATCACCAATCATCTTAGGTGATGATTCGAGTAAGAATGGTTTGAATGAATTTATCTTACTTGGATCAACTGTTGTACCTAACTGACAAGCCCATCCATCTTCAGACTTTGTATATAACGATCTTGTATTATATGGATGCATGTTAATCATAACATTAAATGTAGACTGATCGCAAATAGGAATTGGTCGACCAATTGCTGCCAAGAAAATATTCAAACACAGATCACGCATTGCGTTTGATTTACCAGCAAGAACACCAACGTTATAAATTTCGTTGTCTTTGAATTTATTGTAGATGTATGGACCGTATGTTTCTAGTAGATTCTGATTACCCCAAGGTTCATCTTTGTATTTCATACTCTCAGATGAAAATACTAGATCCTTGTCGCTAAGTTTAATTCTGGAATCTAATTCTGGAAATGGATTTTGTTGAAAGATAACGTCTTTAACGTCTGTCGTGATAGCATATCTAAACTCATTTTCATTTAGGTAATTGTAAATGTGTAGAAATCTTTCTACATGAACCATGAATTGACTTTGATGAACAAGATTACCTTTTCCATCATGTCCAAAAGATACAATCTCAAATCCTGCTTCTAATACTTTCTCTGCGGTATCATGATCACAGTTCATAAGAACCATAACCTTCTTACCATCAAATCCCGATTGATTGATTGAGTTGATCCAGTATTTTATCTTGGACCAATCGTAGTTGGTAGAACATCCTATAATCAAATCTTGCATTATAACTCCAATTAATAATAATTACTTATGCTTCTTTTTATTCCATTTCTTCATCATTGCCACAGGTTGACCTGGTGTATCTTTCAGATAGTTTTTTAGTAGTTCTGGTCTACCCCATTCACCTGCACCTGCTTTAGATACAAACTCTTGTTCTTCTTTGATTGTCTTTACAGTACCATTTGACATTGCAAAGTATGCTTCAAATGTAATCTTTGGAAAGTGTTGTTTCAGTTTCAAAAATTCTTTCAGATTCGCCATACTATCATCAAACAATCTTACACGACCAAACTGTTCAGTCTTTAGATAGTTATAGATGATGATTGCTTTCTGTATTGCAGGTGAATATTTTGTACCCATCTTTCCAGCACGTTCAACTCTAATCTTATCTATGTCCAACCCATGATCTCTGAATGTCGCAAGAAATGTTTTCTTGTCGTCAAAATCATCTCTAGCAGTCAAAATAATAACTCTACTTTTTGGATTAGCTTGTGCGTTTCTTAGAATGATCTTTGCTTTACTCAACATACGATCAATTGGTTTAGATTCTGCACGAAATTTTGCAGCACTTCTAAACTGTCGAAAATCAAAAGACTCTCCTGCTTTCAACTTGTAGGTATTGAACTCTTGATTAGTCAGTTCACGTACTTGTTTACCATCTTTCATTACAGCAATCTTTGCAGTAGTATGGAATAGTGTATCATCAATATCAAAGATTGTCAAGCCACCAAGGTCTTTACTTTTAGATTCGTAGATGTAATCTTCAAACAGTTGCATTATTGTTCTTCTTCTGTAAATACAGGTATTACTGGTCTTTGTCCATCAACACAAATGTCACCGACAAATGTGTAAACGTTCGAGTCTATTGATACCTGTTTATAAAGTTGATTGTTGAAACACTTATATGGATCTTTGTAGTTCTGCACAAAATATATGACACCATAACCTATTCCTGCCAGTATCATTAGTATCGGAATGTACTTGATATACTTTACCAACTCTGGCATCATGCCAAGAAGTTTTGGTAGTATCTCCAATAACTGTTTCATTTCTTGTCTCTGGCTTTAACTGCATCTGCAAGCATACCCTTTATCATCAATAACACACGACCCTTTTCCATTTCTGTTAAGGCCTTAACTAAAACCAATTTATCTTCATACGACTTTGCTTCTTGCAAGAATTCAGTCGGAACAGCCATCTTCTTTTTCTTTTTTGGTTTTTTAAATTCTTCTGACATTATCCTCTTGTGAGAGTTAGTATTTTCTGTATCTGTTTTTCAACTAATTCTTTTCTGTTCGGCCAATAAATATATTCTTTATCTGCCGTTTTCAACAATTTTGTAAAGAACGGTAATACTAACTTCTCGACTTCCTTTAATCTTGCCGCATATTCTTCGACGGTATCTGCTTTCTCAGTAATAACGGCGTTATATTCTTCTTCTGATACTGCTGAAAAACCAAAATCATCTTCGTCATACTCAGCGAGAATTTTACTAATATCATAACCCATTATTTACTCCAGTTCTTTGCTGCATTAAAATTAGCATGTGCAAATTCCATTCTATCAATTAACTTGACAGCATTGCCTTTAAGTTTATCAACTGCAACAAATCCTTCTGGTGCAGTAACTTTAAAACCATCATCTGTTCTGATAAAAGTATCTGTCATTGATTTGATACTTTCTAATTTACGAACTATCATTAATTTAGCATCAATAATATAATTCATAAAATCAAACATTAAAATTAAGTCGGAAGATGAACTTCTAAAGAATCTCATTATCTGATTTTTTTCTGTTATTCTTTTCTTTTTAGTATCTTCTTTCTTTGCTTCTTGAATAGATTTATTCAATTTATCTTCTATCCAACTAATCATTTCTTTAGTGTGTTGTCTAGTATTAGTTATCTTAACTCCAGCACGTACTTTTGTATTGTAAAACGTTTTAATGTAAGTTGAGTAAACATCACTTGCTGATATTCTATTTAACATCATAGAATTTATACCCTGGAATGTTCTACCAGCAAGAGATAAAATTGAGGTAATTTCTTTTGTTTCTGTTTCTGTAAATGTAACTGAACCAGAGACATCAGTAAAAGAAGCATCTCTAAACCAAACATCTTTTGTTTGTTGTAATCTTCCAATATCAATGTTGAATGATGCTTTCATACTTTCCATACTATTACCCGAATATGATGTATGAAATATAACACCAAGTTGAGCACTCATCATAGTCTGTGCTAACTTTGTATTTACTGGAACAGCATAGACAATGGTGTTTGGTTGAAATGTGATATAATTTTCACCTTGTATCTGTTGTCTTTCTAAATCATTTTTAGTGAACATCATATCACCCTGCAAAACCCCTTTGATTCCTAGTTTTGGTAAATAAGCTAGAGCGACTTTTAATTTATCATTCAATCCTTCACCAGGATGATTTCTGTCGATATCATTGTCAGTATAATTTAACTTTGCATCTTTGTTAAATACTGATTTTGTACCAACAAAAAACTTTCCATTCTCTGGATTAATTCCGCAGAATATTGCAGGAGCACCATCCCATTTTGTTGTCACATTTACTTTGGTTGCGGAATGACCTGCCAACATATCTCTCAGAGAACGTAGAAAATTAATTGCTTCTCTACCACCAGCAACTCCACGATTTATAATCTCATCTTCAATGTGTTCTAGGTGAACGTTTTTATCTGTTTTTGTAGCCATAGAATCTTTCAGGAATAGATGTTCTATTTATCTTATTATATCTATCTGGTTATCCTCAGTCCAAACCTCAATATCTCTACGAATTCTGTTCTCTTTTTTCAGGGTTTCGTAACGATTGGATGCTTTATTCTTCCACCATTTAATAATATTGTCTAGGTGAAACTTGTCGTAGTTTTCTTTGTTAGGAATCAGTTCTGTCGCACGACCCATAACAACATCTTCAGAGTTACTGAATCCATAGTCAGAAATATAATAACGTTTTCTTTGTGTTAGATTGAGTGCATTATCTAAAGTTTTTAGAAAAGAATCATACTCTGGTTCGTCTTTTAAAGAAGATTTAACCATAGCAACAATTCTTGTTTGTAGAGTCAGTTTTCTTGATGATGCATCTGGTTTTACAAAAACTCCAATCAATCCCTCAACATAGTTAACCAAATCATCATATGGTTTTCCATGCATCATTGGTATAAAATCAGATTCAGTCAATCCTTTATAACGAAGATATGGTTTCATTCCATCGTATTGTGAAACTGTTTTTGAATTACCATACAAACTTGTTGTTTCAAATAGACACAGGTTCATATTATATTTCTCATTCACTCTTTCACGTATGAAGTGAGAACAACAAATACCTGCAAGCAACTTACCACCAAGATAATTATAACCAAATGGTTGTGAAGGAACAATCACCGATCCCATAATAACTGAGTTATTAAAAGATTTTGTCGTGTTTGCATCTGCAACAAAAGATCCACCAAGCATGTCATTTCTTGGTTTCATGTTTAATACTGGAGAAGCTAGTCTAATGAATCCAACAAATTTATTTGTGTTAGTTTCTTTTACAGCAAATCTCAGTATTCTTCCTCTGTTCACGTTGTTTACATGAGATGAAATAATTGAAATATAGTCATCCCAAATATCTGTGGACGATTCTATTATTTTAAAGTTCATATCATTTGGATGCATATTAAAATCAGAAAACAAATCATCATCCAAACTCATACCAGGGAGATTGATAGGTTTTTCATTCATTGAATTTATTTTCTGATCTCTCATGTATTGTTCGACATTTTCATATCGATCAAAGTAATCAGAAAACATCTTAGCACAAACAAGTGCTTGTTCTTTAGTTATTTTCTTTTGTTCCATTTGTAAACAGTATCATTTTACCTGCTTCAATTAAACCAATTGCGTCAAGACGATCTTTGACACACGCTGATATTTCTATGTCATCATCACTACGAATAGAACAAATAACATAAGATACAATTTGATCATCTTCTATTTTCTGTTTAATTTCTTCCAAAGTATCAAGTAAATTTTTCTTTTCACTTTGTTTTTGTCTTTTTGCAACTTCATCCATGCTGACTACGTTCATACTTTAATCCCCTCAAAGTTTTTGTTGAATTTATTTGGTTTATCTGGTAGGTCTGGAATATTTGCATCAACAATATCACCTTGAGCGCCAGGTTCTGCATCATACAATCTCATCTTTGGTCTGTCAATACCAAGAACGAATCGTTTGTAAACGTTAGGATCATTGTATCGATTCTTCAACTGTTTAACCATAATCTGACCAAGTTGTTCTAGTTCTTCTGTACTGATCAGTGCAAACATAAAGTCAGCAGTTGCAGGTAGACCAAAAGATTCTGAGGTATCTTCAAGACCAGGATCACTGCTAGTAAAACCTGATCATGTTGTTTGTGTCGCAGATATGATTGGTACATTATGTTCAACAGCAAGACCTCGCAGTTCTTCTGCAATAGACTTGATGTAACTATATGTGTTTACATTTGCACCAGGTTTAACTCTAGATGATGAACAGATATTCAAGTAATCAATCATTATAATATCTGGACGAAAGCATTTCTTCAG